TGTAAGGATTCAAGAGTTGTTTGGACTAAGTCAAACGCCAAAAATATTACAGAGGGTCGCGATATTAGGGCCTTAATAGAGGACATGATTGACTATGTGGCCATTGGCATGAACATACCACCTAAGCTCCTGAAAGGAGATCTGGCGGATTCAGAAAAGCTGATGGAGAGTTTTATAACATTTTGCGTGACGCCAATACTTAACGCGATTGTTCCGGAGATAAACCGAAAGGTTTACACAAAGGGAGAATATCTGGAAAAGACTTACATCAAAGTTGACACCAGCATGATCAAGTATGTAGGCATAGAAAGACTGGCAACTGCCTTTGAAGGGTTCTTCAGAGTCGGGGCCTTTAGTATCAATGATATCCTGCGAAGGCTAGGGCACGAGGAAATAGACGAGCCCTGGGCTAATGATAGATACGTAACCAAGAATTACGAGCGAATATCAAACACACGAGAGGAGGGTTGAAGTCGAAAATGAGTAGAAAAAAATAAAACAACAGGAGGTGCAATATGCCAAAGGGGATAAAAGTAGAAATTCCGAATGCGGCCTCTGATATAGCTGAATTGTACTTATACGGGACCATAAGGAAAGCATACCCTTGGGAGTCCGAAGAGGACAGTTATATCTCAGCTGCAAAGGTCCGAAAAGCCCTAGATGAGTTGAAAGGTAAGGACGTTAATGTTCACATCAACTCCGGGGGCGGTGACGTGTTCGAATCAATTGCTATAAGCAATCTGATAAGAAGTTACGAAGGGGATACAAACATATATGTTGATGCTCTGGCAGGGAGTGGTGCAAGCATCATTGCTGCAGCAGGAGACAAGGTGTATATGTTTGACAACTCAATGCAGATGATTCACAAAGCCTGGACTTGTGTGTGCGGAAACGCAGACGAACTGAGGAAGGCTGCTACAGATATGGATAAGATTGATGAATCCGTAAAGGCAAGCTACAGTAAAAGATTTGTAGGAACTTCAGAAGAGCTTGATGATCTCCTGAAGGACGAGAGTTGGCTTACCGCCGATGAATGTATCGCGTTTGGTCTGGCCGATGAAAAGGTAGTTATCGACGACACGCCTGATGATGAGGGTGCGCAGAACAATGTCGATGACCCAGAACCAAAGGTAGATATCAGGACTAAACTGTTCGAGAAGTACGGACAGAAAGAAGATGATGAGGTTAACAATGCTCAGGATCCGGAACCGAAACAGGAAAAGGACCCAGAGCCTGCAGCACAAGTAAACAGTACGCTATTATCAAAATTTAAAAAACAATAAAGGGGAGATTCAAAAATGAAAAATTTTCCAAGACTTAACCTACAGTTTCATAACGGGATGAATAACCCGGATGCAGATTACGAAGCAGAATTTAAGGTTGCCTTTAAGGAGGCCCTTGAGACAGGAGATTCCGAGAAAGCTATCAAAGCTCTTCTGGATAACTCCAAAGCAATACAGAATCGAGTACTGAAGGAAGCAAGAGAGGCAGTTAATGACGACATAACGGATCTTAATGTTATGGCGAAACGAGGCATTAACCCGCTGACCAAAGAAGAGAGAGAGTATTACAATGAAGTAATAACTACAGGCGGATTTGACGGTGCGGAGAAATTAATGCCAGCAACAATCTTTGAGAGGGTTTTCGAAGATCTAAAAGCTGAGCACGAATTGCTAGCAGAAATCGAGTTTGTTAATACCACTGGAGTGACTGAGTGGATAACAAGAAATAATGATGTGGAAGCTGCATGGTGGGGAACCCTATCTTCAGCTATTGCCAAGCAGCTTGATGTTGCGTTCAAGAAAGAGACTACTGGTCTTTACAAACTAAGTGCATTCGTTCCAGTGAGCAAAGCAATGCTTGATCTTGGCCCTGCTTGGTTAGACAGATTCGTGAGAGAGGTACTATTTGAGGCCCTTGCAATAGCTCTTGAGCTTGCTATAGTCGCAGGTACAGGAAACGAACAACCTATCGGGATGATGAAGGACCTTGCAGGTGCAGTAGTTGAGGGAGTGTATCCTGATAAGACTGCTACCGCATTGACAAGCCTTGCTCCTGCTGATCTAGGTAAGAACATAATGGCACCACTTACAAACGGAGGAAAAAGAAAGGTACCTCAGGTTCTACTTGTGGTTAATCCACTGGATTACTGGAATAAGATATTTGCGCACACAACATATCTAACAGCAGACAAGGTTTATGTAAGTGGAGTTCTTCCAATACCAGCTAAGATTGTTCAATCTGTAGCAGTTACTGAGGGCACTATGATTGCGGGTATGGCAAAAGACTACTTCATGGGAGTCGGATCAACACAGAAGATAGACTTCTCTGATCACTACAAATTCCTTGAAGATGAGAGAACATACCTTGCTAAGCAGTACGCAAACGGAAAACCAAAGGACAACGACAGTTTCCTAGTGTTTGATATTTCCGGATTGCCTGATGCCCCAACAAATGCAGTAACAGTTGATGGAGTAGTCCAAACCCAAGAGGTGGTGTAATAAATGAAGGCTGAAGTGATAAGAGCTTATATAGATAAGCACACTATGCAGCCTGTAGATAAGGGAAGTATCATAACTGTAAGTAAGGAGAGGTACGAGGAGATCAACTCTGCCTCTCCTAAACACACCTATTTACAGGAAGTACCGGAGAAAAAGAAGAAGCCTACCACAAAAAAGAAAAAGTAGGTGATGTAAATGTGGGAACTAGAAGTCAAAAGGAACGTAGGCTTGTCAGAAGACGATACTCACCAGGACACGAAGATCCGGGAGATAGTTGATAGGGCGCGGATCTATTTCAGATCACTCGTGGGGACTGACGATATTGAGGACTTGGACAAGGAGCTTTTTCTTGCATACTGCAGGTTTGCCTATAATAACGCGACGGAGTATTTTGAGGAATCCTACGACTCTGAAATAACCCGTCTACAATTTCTGTACGCAGTAAAAGAGGGTGTTACGGATGAGGAATAAAAGGCAAAAGCTTATGGACCTTAATACGGCCATGAACGCATCTATCGAAATATGGAGACGCAAAGCCCAGGAAGGCCCAGTTCTTGACTTAAGCGATGAGGGTTTTGAAAAATACCTGACACTGTATGCGGAAGAAAGATATGTAAGAGGTCGAAATTTCTATGCAGCACGTGCCGAGAACGTAAGAACGGACGTCGAGTTTAAGATCAACCGGCGATCTGATGTTACTGAAGACATGAGGTTGAGATTCAAAGATACATTCTACCACATAGAGGCGGTTCTTCCTCTTGATAACGAGGGAATATACTCCATAATTAAGTGCTATGAAATTAAGCACGATGATTTGTAGGTGATGGAATGAGTTTTGATTTTAAGTATGAAAAGAACACCGACGGAGACAACATGGAAGTTTTCCTTCAACAGATTGTCAAAGATGCACAGCTGACAGAGAAAGAGATACTGAGGGAAGCAGGAGAAAAGGCAGAAGAGGAAGTTATAAGGAATCTATCCAGGATAAAGAGAGGTTTGTATGATAGCAGGGGGCGAAGGGTTGACCGTGACGGAAGGCCTGCACTTGCAGATGATGTAAAACTCTCAGTACGAAAGAACAAGTGGGGCGAATTGACCGCGCAAATCAAAGGCGGTAAGAAAACGGGGACCTTATGGCATATAGTAAACGACGGGAACCTCTATTCAACGCCCACATTCTTCTTGGACGGTGCACTTAACAACCTCGACAAGGCCATTGATAACATCTGGGATAGAGTCGGGAAGATACTAAAATAAGGGAGGCGCGACATGAAGCAAACCGTTAGTAAGGTATTATCTGGTCTTGGCGTGC